CAATAAATACACTGTCTGCATTCATTAACTCCACTAAGTACTCATGGTCACTCTGTTCCATTGCTTTCCTCCTTAACCAGTTTATATCCTTGGTCACGTATAGCCCTCATCACCCCGTATAGTATGCCAAGCTCGTTCCTGCTCTTGTACATCTCCTTAGTGTAGTCTAGTATGGCATTGAAGTCCCACTCGTCCATAACTAAAGACTGATCAATGAAGTGTGGGCTTACACTACGTCTCAGGTAGGCATTGCCACCATCAACCAGGATACTACCACAGCTACACTCAACATAGTCATGGACATGTGAGCTGTATATAACATCCCCACACTTCCTACACTTAGCTTGGTTAGATATTATGTGCTGGGCATCTCCCATAACACTGGACTCCCATCTTCGTTAAGCTCCGTAACCATCCAAGCTAACCTAGCCTGCTCTAACATCTTGTCTCTCCAACCATCTCCAAACTTATCTCTATAGGCTCCGCTAACGGCTCTGAAAAGATCACGTTCACTTTGTCCACCCTCAAGTAGCTCGAAAGCTCGCTTGGGCCCACATCTAGGCAAACCGGAATAGTTATCTGTTGAGTCCCCTGTGAGCACTTGACTGTAGAAAAATTTACTACCCGTTCCTGTGAGTTTGTTTCCATTAAGTTGCAACTCCCCTAGTTTATCAACAGGAGCTGGCCCCCATTGTTGTTGTTTGGCACACTGCCATGTGAAGTGCATCCCCTCCACCATCTTCAAGTCTTTGTCCCTGCTACAGATGATGGTGGTGAGAGGAGCAGCCCTAGTCTGGTAGACAGCCAGTAAGTCATCTGCCTCCATACCATTAGCCACTACACACTTATAGTTGTCTAGCATATAAGCCCTCACATTGTCCCTATGGAAAGGCTTGTCCTGCTTACGTTGCCCTTTATAGGGCTTGTCCTTAGCTACATCAATGCGGAAGTTTGGAATGTATGTGACAGGCTCCAGACCGTCTTGTTTCCTCCTCCTATTATACATTTTGTTTAGTGTAGAGTCATTGGTGAGGAACAACAAAGGCTCCTCATCAGCCCAACACTCATCAACTATCTCCCTTATCTTCTGATCTAGCAGCTCAGCTACAGACTCGAAAGGACGAACTACTAGCTCGCCCTCCTCGTCCTTATACTGACCACCAAATGCAGCTTCATAAGTTAATACGTCAGCGTCCAAAAGGCACTTCACCGCAACTCCTCTGCCAGCTCTAGCACTGCTATAGCACACCCTATGCTAGAGAAGAGTTGGACAAAAGCCAACCCATCTTCCTCAAAGGTTACTGTGTCATCTTCGTAGGTAGATAAGTTACCTACTTCATTAGACAGCTCAAATAACTCCTCCTTAAGTGCCTTCACTCGATCTAAGTAAACTTCCATCTCCTACCCCTTAGCAATAGTGTGCTCATTAAGTGTCACACCAGCAGCCTTAGCCTCTTCATCTACTTCTAACCTATCAGCCTGTATGACAAACATCTGCCTACCATCTTTAGGCATGAAGAAGACATACGTACCATCTCCCGGTATGAGAGTGACAGAGTTAGCCCAACCTAGCTGGCCCTTGGTTAGGCCAGCCTCCTCTAGTCCAGAGTTGTCTGTCAGTATTACAGGATCGCCTGTTTCAATTTTCATATATACCTCCTACCAATCTACATCAGCGTCAGTGTCATCAGCAGCATCAGGCACAGGCTCAGCTGTATCTCCTGAGAGCAACGCTTGTAACTTACTGCCCTGATACTCTAGATTATCTTTTATCTTGCCTTGTAACCAATCAGGAAGGCTGTTAAACACCTCTAGATCAGGCTCATCTAATACAAACACCTTAGCGTCCCTCTTCAAAGGCTCAGCCTTAGCAGCATCCTTTGGTCGCATAGAACTCAAGGCTTGTATATTGTTATAAATTTTTCCAGCATTTTTCCCCTTACCAGGGTTTTGTACAATAGCTGCATTAGCTGCAACACCAGCCAAAGCTGTAAAGTCTCCCTCACAATCTTCATTTGGGTCTAAGGCATAGTAGCGTTGTGTACTCTTAGCCTTCTCAGCCATTAGGCTACGTAGTGATAGTGTTTCTGATAACCAACGAGGCTTGTCAGTGTCCTCATTGCCGTCTTCATCTACACAAAACTCATCTAGCAGTTCATATGTCAACATCATCTCATGAGCAGGAGGCTTCTCCTCTCCCTGCCAAGGACGTTGAGGCTGTAAGCCTAAGTCAATGACTTGTGCCAGTCGAATTGGGTAGGTGCCTGCATCAATTGCTTCTTGTGCTGGGCCTTTCTTACCACCTGAATGTGCTACTTTCTTTGCGTTTAAGCTCATATATTTTCTCTCTTAGTTAATGTATAGCGGCATAGTTTATGCCAAATTGTACGTCTATGTCAAGCTCTCTGTTAAGCTTTAATTCCTTGTTCGTCTCTTCAATAGCCCAGCGCAACACCTCCGCTGCCTTACCTTTGTTTTTCTCTTTAACGAGGTTAATCGTCTCATCGTGGAATTGTCCTATTATTGGTAGTCCTTTCTGTCTCTGATACTTCACCCATGTGTCGAAACACCAGACACCAGTCCCTTGATTCAGTGTAGAGAATCTGTCTTTCTCTGCCCTGAGACTGTACCACAGCCGACTTACTGGGTTGTACAGCCATTTCTGCCTCCTACATTGCTTAACTTTCTGATCTGCTGCTATAGCTTCTACAGACCAATTACGTTTCCAATATGCTTCTACAAGTTTAACACCTTCACGCTCACTAATGCCAGCAGCCCTAGCAACAGTAGCTCCGCCAGCGCCATATACACAGGAGTAGTTCGCAGCTTTTCCAAGTTTTCTTGCTCCACTATGGTCTTGAATTCCCTTCTTGTGATCTCGCACTTGACCATCAGTAAGCATACCACCAGCCACACAGAGATCAAGATGTGGATCAAAGTCATCTGTCATCATCTCCTCCACGTAGTCCTTATCAAAGTCCCACATGTAATGTTGTTTAGTTCTATCTTCCAGACTGCTCATATCTGAGCCCACAAGGACATAACCCTCTGGGCATATTAGGCAGCCACGTATGTCATCACCATAGGGCTTATCAATACCTGGCAGGTTTACACATACTTTATGCTTCCACCTAAGCGTATTAGTAAGGCCTTGCACTTGTGCTTGTACATAACCCTCCTCGTCTACAGCTGATAGAAAACCCTTAAGTATACTGATACGATGGGAGATAACACTGAGTCCATCAAGAAGTTCCAAGGAGGGCTCCTTGTTATATAGTCGCTTAATGCTTGGGCAGATACCTGCACCATGTGGTCTATTAATCTGTTCAATCTTTCGTACATCACCTGTCTCCTTGTTCCTATCATATTTGAATGTCTCTGGTTCCCAACCTAAGCTGTACAACCAAGACTTAAGCTGTGGGTTAGAGTTGGGGTTGGGCTCCTTCTGCTCCTTTATGTAATCCACTTCTTCGTTGTGATCATCTGGTAAATTATTTTCTAGCAAAAACTCTTGCCACTGCATTCCAATACTCGACAGACTCCCGTCTTTCTTATACATCTTCTTAGGAGGGCTCTTAGAGGCTCTTACAGGCACTTTAGGCATAGTCAGTAGTAAGCCAGCTATTTTCTCCTCTTTGTCCTTAGAGAGCTTCTCAAGCACGTTCTCGCATCTATCTACGTCAAGCTTCCATCTATGTCTCTCTTGTTCCCTGGCACAGTCCATCTTAAAGGACAAATAGTCTATGAGACGCCATGCTTCTTCTTCACTGCCATATAACAGCAGCAGATGTTTCCATTGCTTCTCCCATAGTAGTGTGTTTATAGCAACATCTTCATGACACCTATGTGCGTACACTTCTATCGGCTGTTCAGACCAATCCTCCACCTTCGGCTTAGGTACACCAAACTCATCACCGTAGCTGTCTAGTCCATGTAGTACGCGGTTAGGTTCTAAATACCAACTTAACGCTAACGTGTCAACAATCTTGGCTGTAATAGTGATAGAGAGGAGACGTTCTAGGTGAGGTATGTCCCAACGTGTTATGTTATGCCCTACTAATACATCAGCAGATAGTAGAAACTTTTTCATCATTTCATACTTAGTGGTTGTGGCTATGTTGTCTACGCCCTTAGCCTTGTTGTAACTTAGGCACCATAGCTTTGTAGGGAGAAGTCCATTAGCCTCCACGTCGAAGACAGCTATCCGCATTGTTAGTCCTCCATCAAATGTCCATACCTTTCATGGCACCGGATCTTAAAGTCATCCACAGCTGAGTAGATGCTCCTATAGCTTCCCCCCAGCACCCTGTGTATCTCCTCTAGCTTATTCCCCATGACAAAGTAGAGCCACAGTATCTGCCTAGTATTGCCCTTCTTACCTTCTATGTCCTTCACTATCTTGGCCTCAAGCTCCGTATCAGAAGGACACCTATCATCAATGGTGGGCTCATGTTCGCTGTCATGCATAGAGGCTCCGTCTCTCTTCTCCTTAAGCATGTCTATGAGACAGTTGTTAAGGATGGAGGTAAGCCAGTTGGAAAGGCTAATGTATGTTGGGTTGAAGCTGTCCTTGTATAGCAGGGCACGATAGAAGCCTTCCTGTATAACATCCTCTACATCATTAGCACCAGCCCTACTCTTATATATACGTACTAAGTCATCATACTTAGCCTCATACATCTCTTCTATCTGCTCTACTACGTTCATAAATTTCCCCACTGCTCAGCCATAGCATCTGCTATGCCCTGAAAGGTTGTGCTCCGTATCTTCCATCTATCTTCTGATGGTGGTAGGTAGTGGAGCCGTTGACGTTCATTGACAGGGAGCAATAGCATCTCCTCCTGTACATTATTGGTTGTCACTAATTTTGGTAGGTTGTGTAAGAACAGCCCTGTCTTCTTCTGCTCAGGATGTCCAAACTGCCAAGGTTGTACATAGTGTGGCTTAGGCAGGCCACCAAGTCTTGGCAACACCCCCACTGGGTTCTCGAAGCACACCCTCTTAGCCACCTTCTTACACTTAACCCACAGCTCAGAAGTCCAATCAACTGAGTCAAGCCTCTCTTGATACTTAGGTTGCCCTTCTCCATACCAAGCATTCCCACTAACTGCTAAGGCTGTGCATGGTGGGTGAGCAATGATTAAGTCCCACTGTTGGTCAAGCATGTCATGGACATCTCCTTGATAGTGCGGCCCCTCTTTATCTGTAGGCAGGAGGTCACAACTAATTGCGTCATGCCCCCTCTTTATGAAAGCATCCCTAACTGTCCCACTATATTCACAAGCAACTAAAACCTTCATACTAAGCCTCGTTAAATAGTGATGTGTTAGCGTCCCAATAGATGGGGAAGCGTCCTGTCTGTCCAAACTCTCTATC